CGCGTCCCGTTGCACGTTGCAGATTTGGAGTTCGTGAAAGAAATTTTCATGAAACAAAAGAGTACCGACGACGTCCATTTCAACACTACCCTCAAAAAACGCATCGTACTTGCTACGGCTGCTGAGAATGCTATTTCTATTACTCGTTCCCATGACCATGCCTCTGCTCTCCACCACGCCTTCCTTTCTCTTCTCCGCCTCAAAACGGATGATCACATTCCTTTCGACGCCGAACTTTTCGATTCTTGCATTCTTTCTTCCGAACGCAAAAAACTCGAAAAGGGTGCCTCCGTTCTTTCGCAGAACACCGACAGGTCCGACCCGGACAATTTCCAGACCAGTGCAGAACACATTCGTTTGTTTACCAAGACTCAGCTCAAAGCGAAGGTGGACACCATTAACATCCCGGCCAAAGCAGGTCAATCGTTGGCTTTGTTCCAGGACCGTCTCCTTATGCTCCTTGGTCCGGTGGCTCGTTACTTGGCCATCCAGATTCGTCGCCGTTTGCCCCCCTCAATCTTTTGGCACAATGGCACTTCCCTCGACGATCTCAACGCTTACGTGCAGACTCATTGGAAAGACATTCCTTCAACCACCGGTGACGCCACATTCTTTGATTACCATCAGGGTGCCCCTGGGCTGTTGTTCGAACAAGCCCTCCTCGAGACTTTTGGTCTTCCTCAACCTCTTATCCGTGAGTACATTCGGACTAAGGTTGACACCACTTGTTTCTTGGGTCATCTCGCCATTCTCCGCCTTTCTGGGGAGTGGTTCACTCTTGATGGCAACACTTATTATAACATCGCCGACTTTCTTTTACGTCACCCACAGACCCTCCGGAATCTACACGCTCCCGTGGATTCCCCCGACTTTCGATCTTTGTTAGTTGTCGGTGACGATCGCACTTATAACGACCAACTTACAGACCCTGGTGAGTCTTTCAGATTCCACAAGACCTCACCTCCTCAAAAATACGAGATTTCTCGACAACCTTCTTTCGTTTCTTTGGTCGTCTCTTCCCGCGGTGTCTTCAAAGACCCGCTACTCCTTCATTTACGCCTTGTGTATCATGACGTCACCAACAATCTTTCTGAGGTTCTGGCCAGCTACTACTTGGAACATCTAGTAGGCTACAAGACTATACTTACGCATCCGGAGCTCCTTTCCGAGATGCAACGTGAAGCTTTCGACCTCAATTGCCGTTATTTTACTAAACACCACTCTTTCATTCCAGGTTTTCTTCTGGGCACTTACAATGCTGCCCTCACTCCTCTCATTAATCTCTTCGCCCCAGGCAGACGTCCACTCTTTTTGCGTCTTCGCTCAGCCTTCCGCCACTCCGACCCCACATTCTCTGATCTTCTCGGTTCCCTACCCGGCGTTTGGGACCAGCCCAACATTCATTTAGTGCTTCAATTGTTCAATCTGTACGTAGGTCAACGCTCCGCCGATCATCCACCCATCACCTATGAACTACTCGAACATTTGTCGCTCCCAGCAGGAGACCATCAATGAGCTACGACAACTCGTTCGCACGCTTCAGGCAACCCAGCAGGGTCAGCAGTCTGGTTCCGGAGACGCCCCCATCATCTCCGGATCCGGAATCACAACCTACTGCGGCGTCGCTTTCAACTACCGCTTCACAGGACCCGACCACTCGCGCACCTACACGATTGCCTGCCACGATGCCTCCTTCCACCACCCCAGAGTCCATTCGGGGAACACAATCAAGATTGCCGCAAGAGCTGCCTTCCAATGCTGTGGTCACGTTCTTACACAAGGCCCTCCTCAGTCTCCTGCTTTACCGGGCAGATCTTGTTCCCACCCCTGTCTTAGCTGCTCTCTTGGGTCAATCTGATATATACTTCAACGAGATCCCACGACCCGAGCCGTTACCAGAGCAACCTCCCACACCCATCCGTGATCCACCTCTTCCTCCTTCTTCTTCTTCATCTGAAGCTATTTATCATGGCGAACCCCAACGCAGCCAACGCAAGCACCACCGCTAATGTCAACGTTTCCAAAGTCGGGCTTAAGGAGCTACTTCCAGTAGTGGGCCAGTCTGAAGATCGTTGGA